ATCTCGCAGATGGCAAAACAAAGGTTGATAAAATTATTAATTCGTCAACAATTAAATTATTACCTTCGTCTGGACACACACCAGGAAATATTGCATTTAAATTGTTAGATTCATCAATAGTGGATCAAACAACATATATTGGAACTTTATCGGAAGATGGTTATGTAACAAATATCCAAGATACTTCATCAATCACAGTTGGAGTTGTGGTACAAAAAAGTTATGGAACTGGTGTTTTTTATAGTGGACCATTAAATACATTTTCATTTAGTGATGACGCTCTAGGTCAACTTGGTTCGGAAAACAGAAATATTATTGATGATTCATTGATTGTACAGGTAAACGGTGTTGTTCAAACATATAATAGTGGATTTACTTATTTGAATAATAATAAATTTAAACTAGATTCCCCATTAGATACAGATCCAGATGGCCCGGCAGCTAATATATTTGCAATTAGATTAGATAGTTTAGTTATCCTCGATAATATCAATAATGGTTTCAACGGATCCAATAAGACATTCCCATTATTCTATAATTCCAAAAACTTTGTTCCAACTGGAACTGTTGAAGATGATAGTGTTCCAAGCCCAAGAAATCTATTAGTATTTAAGAATGATAAAATTCTAGAACCATTTGAAGAATATAATTTAACTGGTCCCATTAAGAGTAAAATTAACTTTACCGTTGCTCCTACTTCAACAGATAAATTTATTATTAGAAACTTAGGTCTGTTCAAACAATTGGATAAAATTACAACAGGATTTAATAATTCAACTAAAATATTTTACATGAAATATCAAGGTTTAGATTATTATCCCAATGCAGAAATTGAAAGACCTAGAGATTATGAAAATCAAATTTTAGTAATCAAAGATGGATATATTCAAAATTCCCTAGTTGATTATTATATTGATCACAATAGAATTGTGTTTACTAATGCACCAGCTTCAAATACAGTAGAAATTATGTTGTATGATTTTATGGGAAGAAAAGAAGACGTAAGTGTAATTGACAGGGTTGAAAATATTCAAGTTGGAGACACAATAAAATTGAGTGGAGATACTGATGTTAGAAAAGTTACACAAGTAATTAGTCCATCATTACTTCGAACTTCCACATATAATGGTATTACAAAAGGAATTGGTTTAAGTGTTTCACCAGTTATTTCTAATGGTAAAATTACTAATGCAACTGTAACTTCAACGGGTTTTGATTATCCAGAAAACTTAGTAATTAGTGCTGTTGGTACTGGATCTGGTGGTGAAATTATTGTCAAAGATGTTTCGTATACAAATGGTGGTAGAGTTTCTACCTCAAATCTAGAAATTATTGATTCTGGGTTTAATTATTTTAATGCTCCAACACTTAGAATAAATCGTCCTATTGAAATTGTGAGAAAAGATATGTTCTCAAGTTCATTCACTAGAAAATTATATAGATTAACTTCCAATGTAACAACTTCTAGTGTTGATATTGATATGCAAACGGTCAGTGGTCTCCCAACAAGTAATATTAATATTAAAATTATTTCTACAACTGGTTCTGTCTCTAGTGGTTCTGGTGCGGTGTTGAAACCATATGTTTACGGGGGAGAAATTGTAAAAGTTGATATTATTAATGCGGGTTCTGGTTATGATTTGGCAAATACTATTTTAATTGTTGAAGGTGGTGGTGGATCTGGAGCAGAATTAAAACCTGTTCTAAGTTCAACTGGAAAATTTGTCCAAGTAACAATTATTAATGCAGGAATAGGGTATGACTATCATAGTGTAATTATCGGAAAAGAAACCGTATACTATACTATCGCAAATCCAACCACACTTAAATTAGAAAGTTGCACTCGACCAAATCCACAGAATTGGAGTAGTAGCACTTATGTAATATATGATAAAGAACTTTAATAAATAAATTTTAGAAAAGGAAATTACCAATCATGCCAGCACTAATTACAGATAGTTTTAGATTGTTTTCTGCACAACAATTTGTGGAATCATTATCTGAACCATCGGGAATATCTGTATCTGATACAGATGTACAAAGGAGTAAAATTTATCTGTTTATCGGAAGATCACAAATTTGGAATTCTGAAAAATATAGTGGAAATGTAAACGTTTCTGATGCATTGCCTCCTAATCCAGAAGATTCTTTTAATGACCTATCTGAAATTTATGATGATATGATTTCAATGAAAAGAGTTAAACCATCAGATGTTAAACAGGTAATTCCCAAAAAAACTTGGTCCAGTGGAACAATTTATGATATGTACAGACATGATTACAGTACTACAAAATTAGCACCAAGTGGAGCATCAAAATTATTTGATGCAGATTTTTACATTATGAATAGTAAGTATCAAATTTTCAAGTGCATTTATAATGGTACTACTCCAGAAAATCCAAACGGAGTTCAAACAGGAACTTCTGCAGAACCATCCGTTAGTGGTTCAACTTCCAGTATTATTACAACATCGGATGGATACAAATGGAAATTTTTATATGAGTTATCAACAGATGAAGTTTTGAAATTTGTTACGAGTGACTTTATCCCCATTGCAACAGATTCTACAGTAAAAACTGCTGCATCAAGTGGTGCAATTGATACTATTATCATTAAATCGAGAGCTTCCAATTTAACACCAGGTACTTTTTATACTCCTATTCTTGGAGATGGTAATCTTGGTGTTGCTAGAATTATTATTGGAAATTCTGGAATTTTTGCAAATAAAATTGAAACAGTTGCTGTACAATCAACTGGTTCTGGTTACTCATATGCAAAAATTGATATGAGTAAATTATATGTAGATATCAACTTAACTACTGTTGCTGCAGCAATGACTGGTATTACATCATCCAATGGAACAACATTTCTAGAAGCAATTATTCCACCTCCAGAAGGTCACGGAAGTTCCATGGAAACAGAACTTGGTGCATTTCGTGTTCTCGTAAACTCAAAATTAGAATTTTTAGATGGTTCTGGTGATATCCCAGTTGATATTTCTTTTAGACGTTTTGGTCTAATTGCAAACCCATATAGATTTGCAGAAACTACTCAACAAACAGAAGATACGATTTCTACTTGTAAAGCAATCAAGTTTCCAGATTCATTTAATTATAATTATACAATTGGTGAAACAATTAATCAGTCATCTACTAATGCAAAGGGAGTAGTAATTCACTGGGACAGTATTAATAAAATTTTAAGATACTATCAAAATGAATATAGTGGTCTTGCCATAACTGGTGCAAACAAAAATAAATTAGTTCCTTTCTCTGGTTTGAACGCAGTTAATGGTGAAGTATCTGGTATTAGTGGAAACCCAGATATCGCATACACATCAGGAATTAATGGTGCTGCATCGACTATTGCTGGTGTTATATTCACTGCTGGTTATGCAAACCCAGAAGTTCAAAAATATTCTGGAAGTGTTTTATATGTTGAACATAGAAAACCAATTGTTCGTTCAAATGACCAAATTGAAGATATCAAACTAGTCATTGAATTCTAAAATAAATAATACAATAAAGGCTTTTTGGAAGTAGGTAAAAATGCAAGATACTAATTTAAATATTGCTCCTTATTTTGACGATTTTAACAGACGTAAAAATTTTTATAAGGTTCTGTTTAAGCCTGGTTTTCCAGTACAAGCTAGAGAATTAACTACACTACAATCCATTCTACAAAATCAAGTAGAAAGATTTGGACAACATATGTTCAAGGAAGGATCTATGGTCATTCCTGGACACATTGGATATGATAGTAGATTAGAATGTGTTACTGTCCAAAATTTAATCAATGGAGTTTCCGTAGAATCTTATAGAACTTCTCTGCATGAAAAAACTATCCGTGGAACATCTACGAACGTTAGAGCAAGAATTATTACTAGTATTAGTGCATCTACTTCAGTAAAGAAAAGATTAACATTTTATATTAAATACTTATCATCTGGTATTACTGATGCTGTTACAGGAAAACAGTTTAAAACTTTTTCAAATAATGAAATTTTAGTAGATGATGATACAGAAGAACAGATAGCAATTACTTCAACTTCTAACGCATCTGCATTTTCTGGAAGTAATGCAAAAATAAATGATGGTGTTTATTTTGCAAGAGGATTTTTCTTAGAAGTTGAATCTCAAAATATTATTCTTGATCAGTATGGAAATACTCCATCATATAAAGTAGGTTTGAGAATTTATGAAGAGATTATTACATCAGAAGATGATCAATCATTATTAGATAATTCATACGGTTATTCAAACTATGCATCTCCTGGTGCTGATAGATTAAAAGTTTCTTGTATTCTAGAAAAAGTAGGTGTAGATGAAATTCAAGGAAAAGATTTCATTGAACTTCTACGAGTAAGAGAAGGTAAAATTGAATATAAAGTAGACCGTTCTGTTTATGCAGAATTAGAAAGAACTTTAGCAAGAAGAACTTTTGATGAGTCTGGAAACTATTCTATTGAAGATTATAAACTAAAAGTCAATGAAACTCTGGATAATTTGTTCAACGGTGGTGTATATGATATTAATTCAGAAAATAGTAAAGGAACAGTAGTTTTAAACAGGGCAATAACAACACAAGATGGTAATGCTATTAATGGAAATGATTTCTTTACAATTACTGTTGGTCCAGGAAAATCATACGTTAAGGGTTATGAATTAGAACAACAATCATCTACTTATGTAGAAGTACAAAAACCAAGAACCTTTAAATCAAAATCAAACGTTTCACAATTTTTAGATTTTGGAAAGTATTTTGAGTTAGACACTGCAGGAATGGTTGGTGGTCTTTCCGTTGGATCATTTCAAAGAATATATCTATATGATAGAAAATTAAATGAGTCAAATGAAAAGGAAATTGCAAAAGCAACCGCAATTACATTAACTGATGGTTCTGGTGGATATCCAAGACTATACTTAACTGATTTTAGTACTTTTACTGAATTATCTTGGGCTAGTGGAACACTTAATGTACAAAATGGTGATTTAGTTGAAGGTAGAGTCAGTGGTGCAAAAGGTTTTGTCTATGCAATCAACAATACAACTAAGATGGTAACACTAGAACAAGTATCTGGTGATTTTATTGAAGGTGAAACGATTGATAATAGTCGTAATGCAACTTGTGTTACTATTTTAGTAATAAGAGATTACACTATTGAAGAAGTTAACTCAGTTACAGATGGATCAGATTTTTCAACATCTACTTTTAAAGCAAATTTAATTCTAACTTCACGAGCTTTAACTGGAGATGGATTTACAATTTCATCCAATACAAATTTTACTGGTTCTGAAACAAACTTTTTGAGTGAATTAAAAACTAATATGAGAATTAAATTGGGTAATGGTGAAACTAGAATTAATACTGTAACTAATAATTCAACTGCAACAATTATACAAAATAGTTCTATTACAAATCAGTCATATACAAAAGCATTTAAACTTGTTGCAAGACTATTAAGTAATCAAAAAAATCAAACTACTCGTTTTGCTGAAAATACTATCAAGAATGTTAGTGATATTAGTTATAGTATTATGAGAGCATTTACTGTAACTTTTAACAATAATGTAGCAAGTTTTAATTTAAATACAGACGGTGAAAGTGCAAGTGGATCAGTTCTTGCTATTCCTTCAAGTGGAACTAGTGGATCAAAAGTGGGATCAGTAACTGCTAATAATACTGTTACTGTAACTGGAATGCCAAATGGGGCGGCGACAATTTATGTTAGTTGCACAAGAAGTAGACCAACATTAAGAAATAAAACTTTAAAAATACATGCGGTATTCAAGGTAGATAAAGCAAAAACATCTACTACAACTTCTTATGGAACAAGATATGTTGATGAAGATATTTGTCTCGGTGTCCCAGATGTTAAAAATTTAATTTGTGTCAGAGAAGTTAAAACATCAACAGCATTACCATCTGACGTATTTGATACAATTACTGTATCTTCAACTTCTGGAATTAAAATTGGTGACATATTGTTTGATAATTCAGAAAATACCAAGTGTAGGGTAATTTCTATTTCTTCTAATGTTCTTACTGTAATTTATTATTCAACATTTAGATTTAAAGCAAATCAAACGTTAAACTGTTTTAGATCAGATGCTTCCACAACTGTTACTTCAGTTACCACTGGTTCTTATAAAGATAGAACCTCTGATTATTTACTGAAAAAAAGATTAGATGATGAAATTTACGATATTTCATCAATACTAAGAAAACCAGGAACGAGCGTTCCTTCAAGAATGTTAGTCATTGTATATGATTATTATGAGCATACTTCTGGTGATTTCTTTACAGTGGATTCATATACAGATCAACAAGCATACGAAACTATTGAATCTGATAATAATAATATGTACTTGACTGATATTATTGATTATAGAATCACCGCACAGTCAAGTGGATTAACTGGTTCTGGAACTGTATCATCACCATTTGTACTGAACCAAGTTTTATTAAATCCAGGAACTAGAAGTTTAATACACAAAAATTTTACAAAACCAAGCTCAAATTTGGTATGTGATTACAGTTTTTATATTCCAAGACTTGATAAGTTAGTTTTAACCGAAACTGGAGAATTTAAAGTAATTAAAGGTAGTCCATCGTTAACTCCTAAGTTTCCAGAAATTCCAAAAAATAGTATGTTAATTGCTGATATTAGCATGCCTCCATATATCAGAAATGTAACTGACGTAAATCTAACTCCAAAGAAAAACAGACGTTATACAATGGAGGATATTGGTAAACTCGAACAGAGACTTGAATCTGTTGAATATTATACATCTTTAACTCTATTAGAACTCGAAACAAAGTCATTAGCTATCACAGATAGTACTGGTGTTAATAGATTTAAAAATGGTTTTGTTGTAGATGATTTTTCGACAAACTTAGTATCTGATATTTACGAAAAAGATTACAGAGCAGCAATTGATATCAGTTCAGGAACGTTAAGACCTATCCACTATACAACAAACGTAGATTTTCAATTAAACACAACAAAATCAACTAATTATCAAAAGACAGGTGATCTAATTACTTTACCATATACAAATACTTTACTTATTGATCAAAGTGCAACAAGTAGAGTAGAAAACGTAAATCCATTTGCGGTATTTGCGTGGATTGGTAGACTTGATTTAACTCCAACACAAGATACATGGATTATTACTAATCGTGTTGCTGATAATGTAGTAAACGTCGAAGGAAATTTTGAACAAACTTTAAGAGAAACTGGTGTTGGTGATGATGGAATTGGACCGATTAATTGGGGTTCATGGAGAGATGTTTCTGTAGGTTCTTGGAACAATCGTAGCTCAGTTTGGTATGATCCATCATTTAGAAATGGTGCTCCACGTAGAGTCATGCAAGTTACTACAGGATCCAGATCCGTAAATCAGGAACGTTCTGGTTCTAGAACTGTAGTTACCGAAAGAACTGATTTTGAAAATACTGGTGATAAAGAATTATCAAAAACTAATATTAAGTATCTTCGTGAAAGAATTGTTAAACTTTCTGCACACAGAATGAAACCAAATACCAGATTACATTTCTTTATGAATACAAGGAACATGACTGCATATACTCTCACTAATTTACTAGAAGTGTATAGAGGTGGTTCCGAAGGAAATGTAACTGCGTCTGTTGGTGGTAAAACAGTAACTTTAACTCCATCAAATAGTGTATCATTCAAAGTTGGTGAGAAAGTAATTTTTGTTGGTCTCGATGAAGGTAATTCTATTCTTCCAATTCCACCGATTGGAGCAGTTTTGGCTGGTCCTTCTGGTTCTACTTCGGGAGCAACTCAGTCTGGAATTTCTGGTGATAAGTTTTATGTAACTGGTGTAGTCAAAAATTTATATGATTATGGTAATGAAAATCCTTATACAAATACAGATTTGACTACAAGATCTACCTATGCGACAACTACACCATATTTAAATATTGAATTTGATGAATTGGTAGATCCAACTTACATTAATTTAAATACATTTAAAGATAAAAAATGTAGTATTGTTGGTGTTACTAGTGGTGCAAGGGCAACACTAAAGACAACCAGAATATTTACTGATAAAAATGGAGCGTGGAGAGGAATTGTATATATTCCAGATCCAAATATTTCGGGAAACCCACAATTTGCAAATGGTTCCACGACTTTTAGATTGACAACTAGTGACACCGATAGCAGAATTCCTGGAATTGTCGATACTTCAGCAGAATCCAAGTTCACATCAGAAGGAACATCGAGTGTAGTTCAGGCACAAGTTCTTGCTGTTAGAAATGCAAATGTTTCAACACAATCATTAACACAAACTCAAACAATTACACAAACAAGAAGAAGTGAACAACAAATTGGTTGGTATGATCCTCTTGCTCAATCATTCTTGGTAACTACAAGTGGTGGGTGTTTCTTAACTAAGGTAGATTTATTCTTCCAAACAAAAGATCCAAAAATTTCAGTTAATATTCAAGTAAGAACTATGTTTAATGGTTCTCCAACTGGAACTATTCTTCCTTTCAGTGATGTAACCAAAAAACCATCTGAAGTTTTACTATCAGAAAACGGAACAGTAGCAACAACATTTACTTTCCCATCACCAGTTTATATTCCCGAAAACATTGAACATTGTTTGGTTGTATTTAGTGACTCAAACCTTTATAAGATGTGGATTTCACGAATGGGTGAAGAAGATGTTGTAACTAAAAAAATTATTTCTGAACAACCATATGCAGGTGTTTTATTTAAATCACAGAACGCATCTACATGGACTCCAGACCAATATGAAGATTTGAAGTTCAAATTATATAGAGCTTCATTTAAAAATACTTCTTCAGCAGAAGTGTATCTAGAGAATAAAGAATTGAAAACAGTAAAACTAAAGAATGACCCAATTAAAATGACGGCTGGTTCTTCCACAGTAACTATCTATAGTAGAAATCATGGTATGCATACCAGTAGAAACAAAGTTACTATTTCTGGAATTCAATCAGAATCAGCAAATAGTTCTCTAGTAACTCCAATGACAACAAACCAAGTAACTGCAGTTGGAGGATCTAATTTTACTCTGGATGACGTATCACAACTTGATACTATTATTGGTGGTGCAGCAATTTCTGCTAGTAACCCTGGTTATATTAAAATTCAAGATGAAATTATTAAGTATAGTGCAGTCAATGCTTCTACAAATACAATTACAATTCCACAAAACGGAAGAGGACAAAATTCAACTTCAATCACTGCACACGCTGCAGGATTAATTGTAGAATGCTATAATTTGAATGGAATTCCATTAATTGATATTAATAAAACACATAACGCAATTGGAAATCCAACTCTCGATACTTATACATTGGTTCTCCCAAAAATTGCAACCGCATCTATTAATGGAGGTCAGAATAAAGCATATGCAACAAGAAATATTCAGTATGAAACAATTACACCAAACTTGATGTATACTACATTCCCATCTACTTCAATGAGGCTAAGAATGAATAGTGTTTCTTCAACAAGTATTTCGTGTACTAATTCCGAAAAACAACCTTCATATGAATTTGTTTTAAATGAAGAAATTCCAATGTCGGGAATTGTAGAGTTAAACAGTCCTAGATTAATTGCATCAAATATAAATCAAAGTACATATCTAGCAAATAAAAAATCACTAGAATTTGCTATACAATTAGATAGTGACAATCCTAATATTTCTCCCGTTTTAGATTTGGAAAGAGTTTCAGCTTGTTTAACTTCCAACAGAATTAACAAGACATCATTTGATAATGAAACTAAACCAAATGGAAGTTTACATGAATCAATTTATATTACAAGAGAAGCATCATTAACAAATCCATCTACATCAGTTCAAGTAATGTTTGATGCTGTTCGTTTTGCTTCAAATGAAATTAAAGTTTATGTGAAATTAGGAAGAGATGATGGTATCAATGATTTTGAGAAAAATAACTATAGAGAATTAAAATTTAAAGAATCTTATCCAACTTCTAAAGATGATTTTGATTTCAGGGAGTTTATTTTTGAAGAGAAGAATCTCCCACAATTCAAACAATTCTCAGTCAAAATTGTCATGACAGCTGAAGATCAATCCAGAGTTCCACTAATTCAAAAATTTAGAGCTATCGCACTTGCATTATGATTGAAGATAATCCAAAAGCAAAAGTACAAGGTCACCCAGATTTTAAACGTGATTTATTATCTGGGGCCATTGTAAATGAAAATATAAGTGAGTATGAAAAATACATGGATATGATGTGTATTAAAAAATCACAAGCTAAAAAAATAGATAGATTAGAATATGAGGTGAATACTATTAAAAATGAATTAAGTGACATAAAAAATTTATTAATCAATTTATCATCCAAATTGTAAATAAATAGAAGTAAAAACCATGGCAGTAGTATCCAACTTATACGTCGATCAATATACCGATTTTACAGCAGATGTTGTTGTATATGAGGAAGATGGTGTACCTTTAAATTTGACTGGATATACTGCAACTGGTCAAGTTCGCAAATCTTATCATAGTTCAACAAGCACACCTTTCACAATAACTTTTCCAACACCAAGAACTAGTGGACGTATTATCTTTTCTTTATCTGCAAGTCAAACGGGTTCTTTATCTGAAGGAAGATATGTTTATGATATTGTGATTCTTTCACCAAGTCCCAGTCTTGTCAAGACAAGGGTTGTAGAAGGAGTTGTTACCATTAATGCAGGAGTAACAAGATAAATGGCAAAACCATCTTCCAGATCCCAACTAAAAGAATATTGTCTTAGAAAGTTAGGAAAACCAGTTATCGAAATAAACGTTGATGATGATCAGATCGAGGATTTGATCGATGATACCATGCAACTATTTAATGAGAGAATGTATGCTGGTGTTGAAAGAGTTTATTTAAAATATAAATTAACTGAACAAGATATTACTAACGCAAAAGCAAATATAGATACAAATTTACCAGATAATTTAAATTTCAAAGAATCTCAAGGCGGATATTTAACACTCCCAGAACACGTTATTGGAGTACAAGGAATTTTTAAAATTTCTAACTCTTATGTAAATAATCTGTTTGGTTTTAGATATCAATTTTTCTTAAATGATTTTTATAACTTTTATGCATATGACATTTTAAATTATCGTGTCACAATGCAATATCTAGAGACACTAGATTTCTTACTAGAAGGACATAAAGAATTAAGATATAACAAAGTTCAAAATAAATTGTTTATTGATTTGGATTGGGATCGAATGCAGACTAATGATTTTATTATCATTGATTGTTATAGGGCTTTAAATCCAGATGAGTACACTAAATGTTATAACGAGATATTTGTCAAAAAATATTTAACTGCTTTAATTAAAAAACAGTGGGGACAAAACTTAATTAAGTTTGAAGGTATTCAAATGCCTGGTGGTGTTACATTTAATGGAAGACAGTTGTATGATGATGCAATTGAAGAACTTCGTGAAATAGAAGAGAAAATGTCATCTACATATGAATTACCTCCTTTTGATCTAATTGGATAGGAGGTAAAATATGAAAAGCGTTTACTTCACATACGGAACACCAACAGAACAAAGACTATACGAAGATTTAATCATAGAATCTTTAAAGATTTATGGTTTGGATGTTTATTATCTTCCAAGAGAAATAGTCAAACTAGATAATTTGTTTGGAGAAGATATTTTATCAAAATTTGATGAGAACTATACAATTGAAATGTATATGTCGAATTTTGATGGATTTCAGGGAGATGGAACCTTATTTACAAAATTTGGTGTGAGGATAAGTGACGAAGCAACATTCATTGTTTCTAAAAGAAGATGGGAAGATTTAGTATCTTCTTCCAATAACTTAGTAAGTACTGCGAGACCAAACGAAGGTGATTTGATTTATTTCCCATTAACAAAATCGATATTTCAAATCAAGTTTGTAGAAAACGAACTTCCATTTAGACAACTAGGAGCAGTTCAAACCTATCAACTACGTTGTGAGTTAATGGAATACTCCGATGAAAGAATTGAAACTGGTGTTGATGAACTTGATGACATTATGAGAGAAAATTCAAGTGGAGTAATATATACTTTGTCTCCAGATGGAACTGGTACTTATTCTGTTGGAGAAAAAGTATATTCCGTATCAAAACCAGAAATATATGGATATGTTTCTTCTTGGAATAAGACTACTAGAGAATTAGAATTGATTAATAGAGTTGGTGATTTTTCCCTAAACATGATAGTAAGAGGTGAAAAAACAAATGCTACATGGACAATATACGATTTCAGTGTACTTGAAAATAGTAACGAATATTATGATGAGAATAAATACTATGAGGATCAAGGCGATCTGATTATAGATTGGTCAGATGGTAATCCATTTGGTGAATATGGAAATATGGGAGGTGGCTTCTAATGTTAGGTAAGGCTTTTTATAACGAATCCATACGAAAGACAATCGTTGGATTTGGAACTATGTTTAATAATATTCAACTCATCAGAAAAGATTCTGATGGCGATATTGTTCAAACTCTCAGAGTTCCTTTAGCATATGGACCAAGGGATAAATTTCTTGCAAGAATTTTTGCACTACCAGATTTATTAGAATCTAATAAACAGCAAATAACTTTACCAAGAATTTCATTTGAAATGACTGGTATAACCTATGATTCAAGTAGAAAATTAAATCCAATTACAACCGTCAAAAAAACTGATAATGGTGATGTTAAGAGTCAGTACCTACCAGTTCCATATAATCTTGAATTTGAATTAAGTGTCATATCAAAAAACAATGATGATGCAGTTCAAATTGTAGAACAAATTTTACCATTTTTTCAACCATCACTAACCATTAGTGTTAATATAATTCCAGACATGAATGAAATGAAAGACATTCCTGTTATTTTACAATCAGTAACTGTGGATGATCAATATGAAGGTGATTATACAGCAAGAAGAGCATTAATTTATAATTTTATATTTGTTGCCAAAACTTACATGTATGGTCCAATTAATGCAAATACTGGTGGTGTAATTCGCAAGGTTATTTCGGATGTATATACTACAACCAATGTAGAAACTGGAACAAGAGAATTACGTTATACGGTAGAACCAGAAGCACTACAAGATGAAAATGAAGATGGAACACTATTCAGTGCAAGTGCAGTAAATCAAGCTTCAAATACAATAACCTTAAATGCTCATGGTTTTGTAACAGGAGATAAGGTTACATATCGTGTTGGTGGTAATTCGATTGCAATTACTCCTCTAGAAAATCTAGGAACTTATTATATAATTCGAATTGATGCAAATAGTTTTAGAGTTGCAACAACAAAGAAAAATGCATCAAACAATATTTCAATTGATTTGATAATACCTGCATCTGCTGGTACTAATCACAAATTCTCAGTTGTAAATGCTGCTGATGTCATTTTATTAGATGACAATGATAACTTCGGATTTAGTGGTGAGTGGTCATAATATATGGATAAAAATTATTCTGCATTAAATGACGTATTCAACGTTTCTGGTGATATTGAAGTAATACCATCTAGCGTAGAA